CCCCAAGCAAGCAGTCGAGCAGGCCACGGCCCCGACCGAAGTCCGCTTCACTCGCGAGTGGCTCCAGCCTCAGACGCCGGTCGGCGAGACGCGCAAGCGTTTCCGTGCCGGCAAGGTCTATGCCGTCGGCAGCGCCGCCACCAACATCGCCCCGGAAACTGCGCTGGCTGCGATTGAGCAGGGTGCTGCCGTGGCCAAGGCTGGGCAGGCCTAGGCCTGAGCTGTGGCATACCCCGAGCTGAACAGGATTGTTGAGCTGGAGCGCGCAACCACAACGCGCAACTCCGTCAACGCGCCTGTCCAGTCTTGGGGGCCAGCAGCGGGCGCAGGGCTCGTTGCCGAGAGCCGCAGATACGCACACAAGCAGGACGTCAAGGACGGCGAGCGGGTCCGGAACAGCGAGCCGTCGGCCACGATTGACACCCGCTTTCAGCTCCACTACGACACCCTGACTAGCACCATGGACCCCACTTGGCGCCTGAAGTGCGAAGGCAAGACCTACGAGATCTCTGGCATCAAGGAGCTCGGCTTCCATGAGCGCATAGAGGTCAGCTGCACCCGCCGGGCGGAGAACCCGGCATGAGGCTCAAGGTCGAGGTCCAAGGGCTGCGCGAGCTGGACTGGGCGCTGGGCCAGCTGCCCAAGGCGACCGGCAAGAATGTGCTGCGGCGCACACTCATGGAAGCTGGCTGGCCCATGGCCGATCGCTACGCAGGCACTGTGCGCCGCAACTTCGGCGACCTTGCAGAGAGCACGACAGTCAGCACCAAGCTGAGCCGGGCCCAGCGCAGCGCCCATGTCAAGAAGTCGACTGTCGAGATGTTCGTTGGCCCCGGTCCATACGTTCAGGCCATCACTGAGGAGTTCGGGACGCTTGACCAGCAGCCCCAAGGGGCCATGCGCGCTGCTTGGGATGCAGAGAAGCGTCCTGCGCTGGAGACGATCACGACCGCTTTGGCGGATGAGATTGAGAAGGCCCGCAAGCGCATCGCCAGAAAGGCCGCACGAGCACTGAAGGCAGCGCAATGATGCAGGTCGGAATCACCACTCACCTGCTGGCCAATGGCCCCTTGACAGGGGCTGTCGGGACTCACATAAGCTGGGCCTCACGCCCCCAAGGAGAGGCTCTGCCGGGCCTCGTCCTATTCCGCCTGCCCGGCACCCGCGATGTCAACATGGCAGGCCGCAGCGGCCTAGTCGAGACGCGGGTGCAGATCGACAGCTGGGCAGCCGACTATCTGAGTGCTGCTGCGAATGCCAAGCTCGCACTCAAAGCCTTTGACAGCCTACCGGGCCAGACCATAAGCGGCGTTGACTTTCTCGGGGCTTTCCCCGAAGGTGATCGTGATGACTATGAGGGCGATTTGCCCGACCGCAAATACCGCACATCGTTCGATGTCCGGGTGTGGCACACTGAGGACTGAGGAGAGCCTACCATGAGTGACGCAGCCATCGGTTATGGCTCGAAGTTCGAGCTTGGCAACGGTGCGGACCCGGAGGTCCTGACCGAGATTGCTGAGGTGTTTGACATCACCCCGCCGAACGAGAGCACCGACACCATCGATGTCACCCACATGCAGTCGCCCGACGCGATGCGTGAGTTTATCATGGGCCTCACCGACCCCGGCGAGATCTCTTTCGAGCTCAACTTCGTCCCCGGCTCGACCTCGGAGACTGCCATCCTCGCTGCCCGCGCCAGCCGCCAGAAGCGCGGCGGCGTCATCACCTTCCCCAACGGCTGGACCTGGTCGTTCGACATGCTGGTGACTGGCTATGAGCCGGCAGTCCCCAACGAGGACAAGATGACCGCCACTGTGACTGGCAAGGTCACCGGCGGCGTGGTTCGCGCGGCAGGGGCGTAACCCTTGACCGACGCGATCAGGACCGGCGGCAACAAGCTGAAGGGCGACATCACGTTCGTCATCAATGACAGCGAGGCGTTCACCCTCAACTTCGCCATCAACGCCATCTGCGACCTTGAGGAAGAGTTCGACATCAAGGCCCAGGACGTCGGCACCCTTCTGGGCGTGGATAGCAAGGTCACAACCATCCGCAAGCTCTTCCAGATCGGCCTGCGCGAGCACCACCCGGCCATCACCGAGCGTGAGGCCGGGCGCGTGATGGGCGAGCTCGACGGCGGCGTTGAGCAGGTCAGCGACCTGCTTCTGAAGGCCCTGACTGCCGCCTTCCCTGACAGCAAGGGTCAGGGTGCTGCCCGCCCTCCGAAGGCGAAAGCCCCGGCGAAGTAGGTTGGGACTGGCTGGGCCTCTATGAGGTCTGGTGCAGCCTGCCGGGGCTTGACCCTGAAGCGTTCTGGCGTCACACTCCAAGGCTGATGGCTCTGGTGCTCAACGGCAAGGCTCAACAGCTGCGTCGTGAGCACCGGGACCGGGCTTGGCTGGCATGGACTTCTGCTGCGCTTGTCCGGGTCAAGAAGATGCCGAAGCTGGATAAGGTCATCGGGAAAGACGGTGCCCTGCCCCAGCCCAAGCGCAAGGTCGAGCGCCGACCGTGGCAAGAGCTGTTCTCCATGGCCCAGATGTGGGCTGTGGCCAGCGGCGGGACGATTGAGGAGTAGGCCATGCAATCCGTGATCGGCGCTCTGCGAGTCATCCTTGGTGCCGACACTGCCCAGTTCGACGACGGCATGAGCAAGGCTCAGGCCAAGATGGCCACTGTCGGCAAGAAGATGGAGGCCATCGGTGCCCGCATGGCAGGCATCGGCGCTGGCATGTCTGCTGCCATCACCGCCCCTATCATCGCAGCCGGTGCTATCGCCGTCCGCGAGGCGACCGAGATGGCTCACGCAGTCGGACAGGTCAACGCAGCCCTCAACTCCATGGGCGATGCCGCAGGCCGCAACTTTGATCAACTCGCTGCCCAAGCAGAGGCCCTGTCTGCCACCAGCCTGTTTGAAGACGATGAAATCCTCACCAAGGTCACGGCCAACCTGCTCACCTTCGGCAACATCGCCTCTGAGCAGTTCGACCGTGCCCAACAGGCTGCTCTGAACCTGTCGGCCCGTATGGGCACCGATCTGCAGTCTTCTGCCCTGATGCTCGGCAAGGCTCTGAACGACCCTGCTGCCGGCATGGCCAAGCTGTCCCGCGCAGGCATCCAGTTTACGGAAGAGCAGAAGGCCCAAGTCAAGGCCATGCAGGCTGCCGGCAACATGGCCGGGGCCCAAGCCATTATGCTCGCTGAGCTTGAGCGCCAGTTCGGCGGAGCGGCGGCGGCTGCCCGCGCTGCCGACCCCATGGCTGCTGCCATGATGGACATCAAGAATGTCCTCGGAGAGCTCGGCGCCATCATCCTCCCGGTGGTGGCCAAGATCGCGACCGGCGTGTCTGCCTTCATGAAGAGCATCGGCCAGCTTGGGCCCGGCGCACAGCAGATGGTTGTGGTTGGTGCGCTGGTCGCAGCTGCCATCGGCCCGGTGCTGGTGGCTGTGGGCGCAGTCGTCACTGCGGTTGGTGCTCTGATGCCCATCATCGCAGGAGCAGCCGCAGCCCTTGGCGCATTTGCGCTGCCCATCGCCGCAGCCGTTGCTGCGATCGTCCTGCTGGCTGTCGCCTTCAAGGACGACATCGTGCCTGCCCTCCAGCACTTCTGGGAAGAGCTGAGCAGCATCCTCGGCCCCAAGATCAAGCCCCTGATGGGCGCTGCGATGGGCCTGTTCAACATGTTCGTGTCTGCCATCAAGGGCATGTTCGGCGACGGCAGCGGCTCCATCCTTCCGGCCCTGAAGACCTTCGGCACAGTCGTGGCCCGCGTGTTCGGTGCGGTGGTTGACGTCATCACTGGGGCGCTCAACATCGTCACCAACATCATGGGAGCGATCGGAGCTCTGTTGCGAGGCGACTGGTCGGCCATGTGGGCCTATCTGGGCCAAGCAGTCGTTGCTCTGGTGCAGACGGTGGGCAACGTGTTTGCGACCCTGCTGCCGAACGTCACAGCCTCGGTGAGCCGGATGTACCACGCAGTCAAGGAGTGGCTGCAGACCAAGCTGCTGGCAGTGTTCAACTGGCTGGCTACCAAGATCAAGGCGGTTGGCGACTTCTTTTATGAGCTGTCCGACCGGGTGGTCGGTCACTCGTATGTCCCGGACATGGTCAACGAGATCACTGCGTGGATGGCCAAGCTCGATCAGGGCATGGTCCGCCCCGCCCGCAATGCGACTGAAGACTCAGCTCGGGCATTTGAAGACCTGCGCGATGAGGTCGGGGCAATCCTCAGCGACCTGATGACGGACACCGAGCGGGCCTCGCTGTCAATGGCCCGCGACATCGACATCCTCAATCGTGCCCTGCGCCGGGGCATCTTGACCAAGGCTGAGTACGACGAGGCCATGCTGCGCCGTACGACTGAGGTCATGGACCCGGTTGCCCAGCGCAATCCGCTTCAGCCCCTGACTGCCGGCACCGAGCTGAATGCCATAGTCGAGGCGTCCAACAAGAGACAGCGTGACGAGCTCGTCGAGCAGTCCAACCTGTTCGCAGAGAACTTCGCCGCCAACATGCAGCGTGTGATCAAGGGTGACATCAGCGGCCTGTTCAACGACATGCTGGACGATGTCTTCAGTCGCCTGCTGCAGCAGATCGGCAAGCAGGTGTTCGACCTGCTCGGCACACTGGGCCAGCAAGGCGGCTTCTGGGGTCAGGTGGCCAGCATCTTCGGCACCATGATGGGCGGCGGCTCAGGCCAAGCCTTGCCGCGCTTCAACAACGGCGGCTCGTTCAAGATCGGCGGCAGCGCTGGCATGGACAACAACCTTGTTCAGTTTATGGGCAGCCGGGGCGAGACGGTTGACATCCACCGCAATGGCCAAGACCGTGGTGGTGGCATCCTTGAGCACCGCGTCATCGTGGTGCCTGACCGAGACAGTTTCGTCTCTCTGTCGCAAGATGCCAATGCCCCGGCCATCATGGCCAGCGAGCGAAGGGCGGTGTCGACCTCCACACAAGTCGCCCGGCGCGGTGCCGGTGCGGTTCAGCGTAACATGCAGCGGCTGGGGACGACCTGATGCTCATCTGGCCCTATCAGCTCCTCTCGCCGCGCACCGAGAACTGGAACCTGTCCGGCGTTGCCATCAACGGCGGCGTTTCGGCAGCAGGCACATCCTCGTCCACGCGCACCGATGGTGGCGGCCTCTGGGTGGGGACCCAGAACTTCCTGCTGAGCACTCGTGCCCAGATCAAGACGCTGCGTGCGATCGCAGCGGCGCTGGACGGGTCTGTCATCCCCATCGTCTGCTTCTCGCACGAGAGGCCCTATGCCCCGACTGGGTCTGAGGCCTACGTCGCCCCGTTCGGAGACGGTGCGCCATTCAGCGACAGCTCCGAGTGGTCTGGCGAGGCTCCGGTCATCGCCACCTCTGAGGCAGCCGCTCTGAGGGCCACGACCCTGAGCTTCGCCACGCTTGCGGGCGAGCTGGAGGGTGGTGAGAGGTTCTCGATCTCCCACCCCATCATGGGCCCTCGTCGCTATGTCATCAGCTCGGTTGACGCAGCCGCTGGCACCATGGCAATCCGCCCGCCCCTGCGCGAGGCAGTTGGTGCTGGTGTTGTGCTCAACTTCATCGATGTGGGCTGCGTCTGCAAGCTCGCCAACCCTGAGGAGTGGATTGGCGACATGCAGACTGATGGGACTGTCGAGGTCAATGCTCGCTGGGTCGAGGGCTTCGCATGACTCTGCCTGCTGCCGCCAAGCTTCTGGCTGAGACCAACAGCCCGCGCTACTCCGTGTTCTTCCTGATCCACGCTGCCACAGGCCCTGTGCGTGCTTGGCTCGGCATCGGCAACTACGAGCTGCCGGCAGATGATGTGGACCTCACCGGCGGAACCTATCTCGGCATCGGCCTTGTCGGCGAGATGCCTGCCCTGCGCCAGCTGGTCGGCGGGCTTGCAGAGCGGGTTGAGTTCGTCCTCAACGGCGCAGACGAGCGCACCTTTCGGCTGTCGGACGATCAGGCTGAGGAGGTGCGTGGCGCGGCGGTCAATGTCGGCATCATCTTCTTCGACGAGCACTGGCAGTCGCCCGACCCTGTGGCGTGGCTCTGGGATGGCGAGTGTGATGTGCCTGCGGTTGAGCGGGATGGCCAAGGCACTCAGATCAGCCGCCGGGTCACGATGTCTGTTGGCTCTGCGTTTGTGGACCGCACGCGTCCCAAGTTCGCCTTCTACACAGACACGGACCAGAAGCGGCGGTCGCCCGACGACACATTCTGCAGCCGTGTTGCCTCCTACGGCGTTGACTCGACCATTGTGTGGCCTGCCAGCTGATGACGCTTGATGACTTCCTTGAGCAGATGACCACCACCCCGTTCGTGGACGGGCAGTGCGACTGTGTGCTGAATGTCGCTGACTGGGTGCTGGCCGTGACTGGGGTTGACCCGGCTGCAGGCCTGCGCGGCACATACGACACCGTCAAGGGCCGTAATCGTGTGCTCCGCCGACAAGGCGGGCTTCGGGCGGCAATGGCCCAAGGAGCTGCCCGAGCAGGCCTGCAGCCCACGAAAACCCCTGTCCGTGGCGACGTAGGCCTGATCACCAAGCGCCACGTTGTCCGTCAGGTGCCGATGGCGGCCATCTTCATGGGCCGTAGCTGGGCAGTCAAGTCCAAGGACGGCCTCGCTGCAATCGAGCCAGACAACGTCCTCGACGCATGGAGTGTGCCGCATGGCTGAGCCCATCTCCGCAGCCGCAGCTGCCTTTGCACAGTGGGCAGTCACGACGGCAGCATCCGCCGGGGTCCACAGCCTCGCTGCTGCCCAGATCATCTACGTTGCTGCCTACGCAGCAGCCTACGTCGGCATCACAGCCACTGTCAGCATGGGCCTGGGCGCGCTCGCTCGGGCCCAGATGCCTGACCCCGAGAGCCAGAAGATCACCCGCAAGCAGCCGCGCCCCTCGCGCTATCTGGCCATCGGAGGCCTGTCGCGCATGAGCGGTGCATACATGCTCCGCGAGGCCAAGGGCAACAAGATGGCAGCGGTGCTGGCCATCTGTGAGGGGCGGCTGGCCCGCATCACCCGCATCTACGTCAGCGACTACCTGACGAGCTTCCGTGTGGACGACTACATCGCAGCAGGTCCGAATGAGATGTTCGGCGGCGGCGATCTGCTGCGCATCCAGACCCGCCTCGGTCTGCCAGTCGAGACGCACTACAGCTTCCTCACCCCGGTTTTCGGCGATGTGTGGCCCACAACGTCGCGCGGCGACGGCATCGCCTCGCTGGCCTTCCTTGCGGAGCACCGCAGCCGCGAGAGCTTCTCCCGCCACTACCCCCAAGGCGAGCCAATCCCGTCCATCGTAGGTGCGCCGGTGTGCTATGACTGGCGCGACCCGGCTCAGGACCGCGAAGATGAGGACACATGGCAGGAGAGCTGGAACCCGGTTGTGTGGCTGGTGCATCTGGAGTGGTATCGCTTCGGCCGACGCTGGGACCGCTGCATCGCCCCGGTGCTGGACGCGCTGACTGCAGAAGCAGACTACTGCGATGAGCTGGTGCCGACCAGCACCGGCACCGAGCCGCGCTACACCATGGCAGGCAACTTCCCGATCAACACCGAGCCGGGTGCGGTCCGCGAGGCGGTGCTGACCACCATGGACGGCTGGCTCTCGGTCGATGGCAAGGGGCGCTTGGTGATACTGGCCGGGCGCTACGATGCCCCGACCCACACTATCGAAGCCGACCAGATCAAGGGCTACAGCTGGCGCTCATTCCAGATCGCTGAAGAGCAGATCAACACCCTCATCGTCAGCTATCTGTCAGCCGACAACGACTTCACAGAGACGCCGGCAGGCATCTGGCAGAACGAGGCTGAGGTCGAAGCAGTCGGCGAGGAGAAGGCTGAGAACCTTGTGCTGACCTTCGTGCCCAGCCGCTCTCAGTCCATGCGCCTCGCAAAGCGCAAGATGTCTCGCTTGACTGCGGCCAAGCGCGGTACCGTCCGCACCGGCATCAGCGGCCTGTCGGGCCTTGGGCAACGCTATCTGCGGGTCAAGAACCCTGAGCTCAACTCGATGGCCGATGTTGTGGTAGAGGTGCTCAACGTCGAGATCGACTTCTCGGCAGCGCAGGTGGTGTTCGATGTCATCCTTGCCGACCCAGAGATCGACGCATGGGACCCGGCTGAAGAGGAAGGTCCCATCCCGCCCGTCATCGTCCGCCCAGAGCCGGAAGATCTCGTGGCCCCGACCATCGTCAGCGTGGTGACTGAGGAGCTCGTAGAAGGGTGCCGCATTCAGGTCACCATTGAAGACCCTGAGCGCACCGACTTCGACTACCTGCTGCGTTGGCGCGTCCAGGACTCAGGCTCGTCGTATGTGGTTGAGGAGCCGTTCCCGGCCTTCGGCCCGTCCACCGTCATCCTGCTCACATCGCTCGTGCCTTTCGGCTTGATCGAGGTCGGCGTTGCGTTCAAGACCGGGTCTCCGGGGCCTTGGGCCACGCTGGGTGACATCACCACTGCCCCTGCTGTGGTCGCGATCACTGAGGACGACGACACCATCATCACTGAGGACGACTTCATCGTCGTGGGAGACTAGGCCATGGCCAACAAGAAGTTCAGCGCTTTCGATGCGCCTACCGACTTTGAGGCGGCTGACGAGGTCGTCGGGTGGCGACCCAGCGCACCGTCTGACAAGAACAAGCGCTGGTCGGGCACCAAGATACTCGCCTTCATCAATGCGAGCCTCGCAGCATCATTCGCAGCCAAGGCCGACGCTGCCGCAACGACCGCAGCGCTGGCCGCCAAGGCTGATGCTGCGGCAACCACTGCCGCTCTCGCAGCCAAGGCCGACGCTGCCGCAACGACCGCAGCGCTGGACCTGAAGGCCAACAAGGCAGACTGCTGGCAGCGCGTCGGGGGCAGCAACGTTGCCATCACCCACACCGGCGCAGCAGGCGTCGAGACCACGCTGGTGACCTGCAGCATCCCTGCCGGGGCCATGGGGCCGAACGGGATGATGCGGGTGACCATGCTGACATCAGCAGCAGCCAACAATGCCAATGCCAAGACGTTCCGCCTGCGGTTCGGCGGCTCAGCCTTCCAGCTCTGGTCCTTGGCCAGCACGCTCAGCAATGAGATGCAGCGGATCATCCGCAACCGCAACAGCGCATCCAGCCAAGTCTCTCAGACTGCCGGGGCCCAGAGCAGCGGAAGTGTCAATGCTGCGGTATCGACCATGGCCATCAACACAGCAGCAGCCTTCGATGTCACCATCACCTGCAACCTCGCTGTCGGCACTGACTCGGTCAACATCGAGAGCTGGCTGGTTGAGATTCTTTACGGCGCTTAACCACTTTCCAAGCTGGCCGAAACCGGCTTAACTCTCGGCCAATCCACGGAGCCAACACATGTCCATCCCTGAGGTCAAGGCTGACATCGACGAGGCCCTGCGCGACTATGAGGTGGACGGCGTCCCAGCATCCGGCCTTCACTGGCCCGGCAAGTCGGCCCTGCGCGAGGCGCTGAAGCGTCTGGCAGAGCTTTCGGAGGTTGCTGGGACCACGCTCGTGTTCGAGACAGTGGCAGCGATGAATGCGGCCCCAGACCCGACCGTCGTCGGCAGCCGCGCCGAAGTGCGCGCCGACCCGCTTGGAGACGTCGTGGATGGCAACGGCATCTACAGCTGGGACGGCACTGGCTGGGCCTGGGTCAGCCCCTTGATCACCACTGCTGTGCAGGATGCGATCGACGCAGTCGTCGCCGCTGCAGATGCTGCTATCGCAGACGTCGAGGCTGCAGCGACCACGGCACTTGGCTCGATCAAGAACAGCGATCTGATCCCATCAACCTTCACCCAGCCGAATGCCAACGACTTCACAGTCAACCCAGTTGCGCCCCACGCTGTGAGCGGCACCACCCAGACCTTCATCGGCCTGTTCACCGGCACCAACACCGGCACCCTGCGGGCGACGGTCGCAGGCATCGGCCAGAAGGAGCTCGTGTTCACCGGCGGTCGGCGCATCCCCAAGCGTTTCACGTATTCTGGCATGATCATGATGCTGCGATACTCGGCGACGCTCGACAAGTACGAGCTGCTGAGCCACTCGCCGCCCGCTGCCGTGCTCAACACTGTGCCGAACCTGACCACCGTCTCCACAAGCTCTCACCTGCGCCTCCAGATCGCCAACGGCGGGCGCTTCCTCACACATCCGGACAGCGAGGACACCCAGACCTTCGAGATGGTTGCGCTGGCCGACAAGCCATTTGGCAACTTCTCGATCACCATCTACGAGGAAGATGGCACAACTCCGATCATCACCGGGCTGATGTACGAGAAGGACAACACGACCCTCATCTCCGAGGCCAATGCATGGCGGGCGAACGACACGCTCAGGGTCCGCTTCAAGGCAGGCAGGGCGCGCATGTTGGTCGACCCAGACCGCTCCACCAGCCGTCTGGCCTACATGGTCGCTTCTCTGGTTGAGCCGCAAGACCTGCCGTCGATTGACCGCCCTGTCACTGTGACTCGCACCGACGACATCACGTGGCTGATCAAGGTCTACCCGCACAACAACCACTATCGCTCTGGCAAGAAGCGCAAGATCGGAAGCGACTTTGTGTGCTTTGCCCTGATCGACATGGGCACCTTCCACGCAGGCGACGACCCCTACGCCCCGGCGCTGAACAGCTACTGGTGCAACTTTGGGTTCCGCCTCATCCCGATCAGCAACCTGATGTATGATGCGGTTGTGTCTGGCATCACCACTGACAATGGGCAGGTGCCGTCCACTGTCGAGCCGCCTTTCTACACCCTCAAGACCACTGATGGCACTGGCGTAGCCGTTGCAGCCGGAAACGGCCACAGCAACATCCTGCCTGATACGTGGACGATGATCGGAACCACCAACGACGGTTCCACTGGCAATGTCGATGTCACAAGCTCCAACTTGCGCCTGCTCCCAGTCGGCAAGACCTTCGGCGGCGACAAGATCGTCAACACCTCAAGCGGCTACCTCAACACCTCTGTGGGGGCAGCCGAGAAGCACAGCCGCTACACCTACACGCTCACCATCGAGAGCCACCCCGACTATCAGCTGAAGCTGGACACCAAGTACGACACCACCGACGTTGGCGTCAATATCAGCCCTGCGACTGTCAACGGCAACATGGCTTGGATTTGGCCCCTGCGCTGCGTTGACCGGGCTGCCGGCTTCCTGAATGGGGTGCCTGTGGCGCCGCCCGGACCCGGCAATGTGAGTGCCATGGTGCTCGCGCTGGGCCAGATGGACAATGGCCAGCGCAGCATGGGCATGATCGACGAGCTGTGGGCTTGGGACAGCGAGAATGACGATGTCATCGTCATCGTCAAGAACACCATCGGCAACGGCTACAGCCACAAAGAGAACGGCGCAGGCGTGGCTCGCACAGCGCCCAGCTTCATCTCGACGTTTGGCTGGGGCAACAAGCTCTACGGCGACCCGTTCCGCACTGCTGCGGGCGTCCAGAACATCGTCGGCAAAATCTTTGAGATGCAGAGCACGATCTGCATGATCCGTGGAGTTCCGCCCGCATGATCGTGGTCCGCTTCCCTTCACCCACGCACTTCCGGGTCAGAGCTCTGGAGTGGCTGCTGGCAGGCGTGATGGTCACTTGGGCTGTCATCCTGTTCCAGCCGGGCGACAGCTTCGCCAACCCGAACTACAATGCCATCGCCCGGCTGGCAGATGAGCAGTTGGTCGCGTGGGCCTGTCTGGCGATCGGCGTGTCACGCTTGGTCGCTCTGTATGTGAACGGGGCTTGGGTACCGTCGCCTTGGGTGCGGCTGTTCACTGCGCTCATCAGCGCGGTCTTCTGGCTTCAGATCGCTCTGGGCGTGGCTGCCTCTGGGAGCGCAATCCCTGCGACGGCGCTGGCCATATACCCTTGGTTCGTTCTCTGCGACATCTACTCTGTCTGGCGGGCGGCTCGCGATGCCCGCCTTTCTCGTGAGGCGCGCATGCGCCAGCCTGAAGCTCCTGAGCAGCCTTAGGAGGGGCGCGTAGCATGCCCGAGTTGGCAGAACTCCCACCCATGCTGCAGGTCATTGCGACTATGGTCGTGATCATCGCAGGCGGCGGCGCAGCATTCTTCGGCTTCACCAAGAAGTGGCTTGAGCATCTGTCGCCACAAGACGTCCCAACCAAGGACACCGTCGTTGTGTCCGGCACATTCGCAGACGGCAAGCCGATCGCAGACCTGACCCACGCAGTCAAGATGCTCACCGAGCAGGCTG